TTCGCTGATCCTCGCATCCGGCCTGTCCACCAAGGCGGCGACCACGGGCAGCGTGCCTGTGCGTTCGTCGCTGTGGGGAATGATCCGTGAGCCGGCGGCCGGCGATTGGCAGAAGGGCGTCACGGTCGACCCGATCGGCAGCATCACATCGTTCGGCGCCGTGTTCGCCTGCATCGCCCGCATCGCGACCGACATCGCCAAACTCGAACTGGAGTTGATGCAGGAAGACGCGGACGGCATCGATGAGGAAGTGCCGTACTCGTCGCCTTTCTGGCGCGTGCTTCGCCGTCCGAACCACTACCAGAACCGCATCCAGTTCCTGACCTACTGGCTGACGTCGAAACTGCTCTACGGCAACACCTACGCCGTCAAGCAGCGCGACATGCGCGGCATCGTCACCGCGCTCTACCTGCTCGACCCGCGTCGGGTTGTGCCGATGGTCACGCCGCAGGGCGATGTGTACTACTCGCTCGGTGGCGACGATCTCTCGCGCATTCCGACCGGGCAGGTGCTGCCGGCATCCGAAATCATCCACGACCGCGGCGTCACCTTGTGGCACCCGCTGGTCGGCATCTCGCCGCTGCACGCCGCCGCCATGAGCGCGACGCAGGGCAACCGCATCCAGACCAACAGCGCCACGTTCTTCCAGAACATGAGCCGCCCGAGCGGCATGCTCACTGCGCCCGAGACCATCCCCGACGAAACCGCGCGGCGCCTCAAGACAGAGTTTGAGGCGAACTTTGCCGGCGCGAACATCGGTCGCCTTCTCGTGGCTGGCGACGGTCTCAAGTACGAGCCGATGACCATCCCGGCACAGACCGCCCAGATGCTCGAGCAACTGGACTGGACCGTTGCTGATGTGGCGCGCGTGTTCTTCATGCCGCTCTACAAGATCAACAGCGGGCCGATGCCGACCGCGGGCAACGTCGAGGCGCTGGAGTCTCAGTATTACACCGGCTGCCTGCAGTCCTACATCGAGTCGATCGAGTTGTGCCTGACCGAAGGGTTGGACATGGAATCGCTCGGCTATCACGTCGAGATGGATCTGGACGGCCTGCTGCGCATGGACTCAGCCACGCAGATCACGATGCTGGCCGAAGCGGTCAAGGGCGCGCTGCTCAGTCCGAACGAAGCGCGCAAGCGCCTCAACGAAAAACCGAAGGCCGGCGGCGATGCCTGCTACCTCCAGCAGCAGAACTTCAGTCTCGAGGCGCTGGCCAAGCGCGACTCAGGCGCCGATCCGTTCGGCGCGTCGAAGCCGCCTGCCGCTCCCGCTGCCGAACCGGCTCCAGCCACCACGCCAGTCAAGTCGATCGAGGACGCCGATCTGAGAACGGCGCAGCAGATCGAGCACGCCACTGCCAAGGCGGTTCAGGCTGCTATGGATCGCGACGAGGCCGCAGCCGAATCGATCAAGTCGATGCTCTCCAACATCACCGCATCGCTGCCCGACCTGGTGCAGCGCGCCGTGCAGGAAGCCATGCCCGTCGAGCTCAAGGCAGAAGAACCCGAGACCGACGTCGAGGATCTGGCCGCCGCGCTGATCGCCAAGTTCACCGAAGCGGCGCTCGAGCGCTGAACACGAAGGACTCCAACATGGCATTCCGACCGAAGCACTGGTTCCTGCAGTTGTTCATCGCGTGCGACCAGTTGGCCAACGTGCTGATCACCCCGCTTCAAAGTAGCGCCTGGGCCGACGAGTCGATGTCGAGCCGCTGCTACCGCGCCTGGCGAGACGGAAAGATCGCCGGCCGCATCTTCATGCCGATCATCGACTTCATGTTCCTGTGGCAGACCGAAGAACACTGCCGCAATGCGTACTTGAAAGAGTGTGATCGCTACAACTCGCCACCTGAAATGAGGATAGTCAAATGACACCAGCACAACTCTCCACGTTCAAAGCCGCTATCGAAGGCGAAACTGATCCGACGTTTGCCGCGCTTCGGCAGGCGGTCAATGAGCAGGGCATGGCGGATTGGTACAACGCCGACTCCACATTCCAAGTGTGGAAGTCGTCAACCGACGCTGCTTCCCTGTTCAATGCGATCACATGGAAAAGCCTGACCCCTGCTGACTCTGCGGATGGAAGCACGCTGTTCACGAACCGCGCGTTGATCTGCCAAGCAAAGCAGATCAACCTGCAAATTATCCTGCAAGGGCAAAGCAGCATTGCCACGGGGAAACAGTCCCTGCGGCAGGGACTGACAGATGCTTTGCTCGATGTCCCGGCTGGGGCAGGCGGCGCATTGATTGATGCTGGCTGGCTCGGTGCTGGCAAGGTCAAGGCGACCATTCAGCGCGCCTGCAATCGTGTTGAACGCATCTGGGCTACGGGTACGGGGACATCGAACACGCCGGGTGATCTCGGCGAGTTTGAAGGCACCGTGACGGCGCAGAACATCAGCGATGCTCTGAGGGCCTGACGATGGCTACATCCGGCGTTTCATATGGCACCTATGCCGCACTGACGGTCACAAACCTTCAGTCGCTGGCAAACGATGCGACCGACCCATTCGGCGGCTGGCAGTCTGCGCGTATTTCCAATCTGTCCGATCTTGCCAACGACCGAGAGTTCATCGTTGATCTGAGCACGGCAGCAACGGCCCCAGCCAATGACTCGGGGGCTTATGTCTACATCGTGCCTTGGCTGTCAACAGACGGCGGGACGACTTGGATTCCAGGCGGGAACTTCGGCACGACGACCGCACCGACAGGGTCCGAAGGAACGGCAAGCATCAGCGACCCGAACAGCATGGGTGGTCCGCTGTTTGTTCCGTACAAGGTCCCGTCTCAGCGGCTTCAACTGGCATTCACTGTCGTGAACGTGTTGGGATGGATGCCTGACGCGGTATCGATTGCCATTCGGAACTGTACGGGCGCTGCTCTCAGTACCGGCTGCGTTGTGTCGCACAACCCGATCAAATATACGATCTGATGCGTAATCGGCTCGTCCGCAAATACCAGCCGCAAGACGCGGTCGGCATTGATTGGAGTAATCCCTTAACGCGGGGCCTTCGGGCACTTGTTAATGCAGCAGGAGCGCCACGCGATGCGGTGACGGGGCGACTGTTGGTTAATTCCGGGATGACCTTGACGCCATATCGTGGCGGATCGGTTTATGCGGCAACAGTCGCAGCCACGACTCGAATCGAACTGCCGTTTGATCTGGCTGGTCCCGCAGCTTCGATACACGTTATTGCTGCCCGTGATGCCTCGGCAACTGGCGCGAGCACAGCAAACCCGCGATCCGTTGCGGCGCTATTCAGCGACTCGACAAGCGGCGCAGACCCGGTATTTTGGGAGGGGAACCTAGGCAATAGCTTCGGCGCAGTTGGGGATGTTAACAAGCCCCGATTCGGGACTAACGCGGTCGGCATTGGAACGATCTACAGGGATGGTGTAGCACTCAGCGGAAACAACCCAGCGACGACGGCACTGACCAATGGTCAGATGTACGCGATGTCCTTTGTGGCGTCATCGGGCGTCACACCATCTGGCACCGGGAAGCTACTTATATTCAATGCGCGGAATCTGTTCACGACAGATGGCCGGCTGCAATTCTTTGGACTGTGGGACCGGGCGTTAACGGCGGCTGAAGTCCGGCACCTCAATGAAAACCCGTGGCAACTGTTCGCGCCGCGCAGGATATGGGTTCCTGTGGCGGCGGCCGGGTCCACCTTCAAATCCGCATGGGCACGCGGCTGCAACACAGTGATTTCATCTGGAGCTAGACCGTGAAGAAAAACGTCGCCTCGCAAGTCATCGGCTGCCAACTCGTCAGCGCCACCGATGGCTCGGCGTTCACGGGATCGGTCACGGTGTACGTGACAGGCGATGCCGGAACGCAAGCCGCCGGATCTGTCGGCGCTGGCGCCTGCACGCACGAAGGCAACGGCTTCCACACCTACGCGCCAGCGCAGGCCGAGACGAACTACGACCACGTCGCGTTCACCTTCATCGGCACGGGCGCGGTCCCGTCGACGGTCCAGATCTTCACGTCGTTCCCGCAGACCGGAGACAACTACGCCAGGCTCGGCGCACCGGCTGGTGCGTCTGTATCTGCTGACGTGGCAGCGATCAAGTCCGAGACCGCGACGATCCTTAGCGACACCAACGACATTCAGACGCGCATTCCTGCATCGTTGGTCGGTGGCCGGATTGACGCGAGCGTCGGTGCGATGGCGTCCGATGTTCTGACCTCGACGGCGCTGGCGGCATCGGCCGTCACCGAGATCCAGTCCGGTTTGAGCACACTGGACGCGGCAGGTGTGCGCACGGCGGTCGGCCTCGCATCCGCGAACCTCGACACGCAGATCGGCACGCTTGCGACCGCGGCCAACCTGGCAACGGTGGCCGGCTATCTCGACACGGAGATCGCAGCGATCCTTGCCGACACGAACGAGTTGCAGACCGACTGGGCCAACGGCGGCCGGCTGGACTTGATCCTCGATGCACGGGCATCACAGACCAGCGTAGACGTGATCGATGACTTCCTCGACACCGAGATCGCCGCGATCAAAGCGAAGACTGACAACCT